AGTTGTTTCACGAGAAACTTGTCCAGTTTTAGCAGAAGTTGCTCTCTGTAGAGTGACTGTTTGCTGAAGCATATACTCAGCAAACATTCTGGTTCCCGAAGGATGAATCAAATCTTTTAAAACTTGACTATATTTATTGAAGTCGGTTTGAGACTGAATCACATATGAATAATTCTGATAATAGTCTCTATCTTGAATTCTTCTGTCTGAACTCAACAAACCATCAGTTGTAGTGAACTTACCTTCATAGGTAAACTGAGAACTTAACAATGTTGCAACAGCATTTGCTAATCCATTTCCTAGCCCTGTTAAATTGATAGTTGGCACAGTCTCATATTGCGAACCAGGATTTGTCAAAAGAATGGACTTGATTTGCCCTGGATCGAATTCAGCATCTGCTAATAGTGATTCACCATCACCATATATCGCTTCAGAAAAAAGAATAGCATTATTTCCTGTTGCTGTCGTTATTGTAATTGTTGGTAGTAAATGTTGTTCATACAATTCACCACCAATGTATGTTCTATCGTAAATACCAATTGATGCATTTGAAGTTGTAGCCGTCCATTGTACATTCACATTGGCACTTGTTGCACTTGAGATAGCATTGATGAATCTAGTTTGATTGCTGATTTCAATCTTATCACCAATACGCAATTCAGTATCAAATGCAGTTCCAGTACCAACAATTGTGACACCACTTGCTGTCACATTAGCACGACCAGTTATTCTTGGTGGTGCAAATTGAACTGTTTTGATTCCATTGTTTGAAGTGTGTAATGATGACACTCTAGCATATGCACCCCAACCACTGCCACCAACAGGAGTAGTAAAATTCAACTCATCACCAACTGTATAATTTGAGCCACCGTTAGCAACATTGATTTTACCAAGAATACCTAATGTGACAATGCTTGTATTGCCTGTGGCTGAACCATTACTTGTATTTGATGTTGAGAATGATATTGTTGGACCAACAGCATTCAATGATGGTAGTGATGCAAACTCAAATGTACTTGATAGAACAATGACATTGCTGATTGGACCCAAACCAGTGATGCTGGCATATGATAATGCATCTACAATTCTTGTTGCAGAATTTTCGCCTGTTGGTATAACTGTAGCAGGAAAACCATAATCTGAGTCTGTTATTGTTTTACCTTCATATAGAGAAATGATATCTGAATTAACATTGATTGTGTTTGGATGAATATTACTTGTAGAATTTACAGTATTGATAGCCATCGTCAGTCCGGTGTTTGGTGTAGTTGTGATGAGAACATCACCACCAACTTTAAATCCAGCACCACCACGAACAATAAGTACTCTAGAAATTAATGCACTATAGACTTCATTGATAATAGCAGATGCCGGTGATTCAGGACTACCACCAACGATTGGAACAGCATCACCAATATTATAACTTGCACCACCAGAGACAATATTAATCTCTTTCAAAACAGAGAGAGACTTAAAGTATAAAGTTAAATAATTAGTGTCTTCATAAAAATATTTACCAGTAACATTTTCACCCTGAATGAACGAAACTTCTTTACTGATATTTGAAATGAAGATTTCATTTACATTCAATAGACCAACAATAATTTCTTCTGCATTTTCAGACACTGCGGTTGCGCCAGATGTTTCACCAGTGAAAGAGAAAACTACTTGTGTTCCATCAGTTCTACTAATATCTTCAACAATATCAGATGATGTATAATTTAATTTGATTATTGAATTATTTGCTGGTGCTGTATTAAATGTAACAATTGGATCATTTGGAGAAATGGTGTAACCATTTGCTGTGGTGCAATTGGAAGTTTGCAAAACATCATTGACATAAACTTCAAGGTTTGTTGTGCTTGCGACTTCAAACAACCTAAAAACTTTTGTAGTTCCATTGCCTGTTGCAAGATGATAAAAGTCAGGTAAGAAACGAATAGATTGTCTCTTAATCCATTTACCTGTTGATAGTCTTAGAATGTTATCTTTAGGGTAGAAGATTTCAATCTCTTCACCATACAATGCTCTGAATAGAAAACGATATGCTTTCTCTGTACCTTTGGCACGCCAAAATTCTCTAATGTGTTTAACTAGAAACGCTTTGTTGGCAAGTGTTTCAGCAGGAATTGATTGTAAAAACTTGCGGCGAAAGTATTCTTCAAAATCAGTAAGAGTATCATCTACATCGAAATAATTTAAAAGATTTCTACCAAAATCTGTTGCCTTGTTTGTTTGTTCCAAATACTCATAGTAGGCTTCAACGAAGGCCACAAAAGTATCGTAGTCTGCCCGAATAAATTCAGGCAGTTGCTCACGAACAACAGTTGATAACTTATTAGTTATTGACATTTCTTAGTCTAGGAGTTACAACAACAGAATCAGTTCCATCGGTATCAATCAAAAGAATTTGATTTTTTCTTGAGTCAATAATTTTTGTTTCAGGTTCAATTGCAATACGAATATCATTGTGGTCTGAATCTAGTGCTTCAATTTTAAAGTTATTAAGAATAATCAAACCGGTAGCATAATTGATTGTACCTGCTTCTGCATTGATAATAATCTTCTCAGCCAACTCATTGAAATAGAAGGTTCTGATTGTACCAAAACGAGCCGCCACAATTGCAGTTGCTTTAGCACCAAATCCATCACCGCCTGTGATAGTAACAATAGCACGACTATAACCAGTGCCACGAGTTATCATAGTAATTTTTGTAACTTTGCCATTCACAATGGTTGCCTCAGCAGTAGCATTAGAACCATCGCCAGTAATGGTCACAGTTGGCGCTTCAAGATAATTGTAACCAGAGTCAGTAATAACAATCTCATCTACACCAGTGAATGAATTTGGTGCCTCATCAAGATAAGCAAGTCGATATGTTCCAGACGCATCATTAACATAAAATGGAGTTGAGTCTAATGAATCTAACAAACCAGCTCCGCCACGATTTAATGGTAAAGCAAAATCAATGTAATAAGTTTTCAATGCATTTAATTGTGGCACAAATCTTTTCTCAACACGAGTTTTGATTTCGTTACCAACAATACCTGATGAAACACTATCAATTAAACTTTGTAATTTTGATTGAACAAAAACTACACCAAACTGTTGTAAGGTTGTGGTGTTGTAAGTAAACACTTCATTTCGAACCAATGTCGCAATTTGATTTTGAGTTAATGTTGTGAGAGCCAAATCAACTTCAACAATAACATTAAATTTCAAGTAGACATACTCAGGGTCTACAATTTCTGGTGTGACCGTTACAAGGCATAATGGTTTAATATACTCATTTACAATTCTAGCTTTTTCCGTATCGTTGATTATAACGCCAGATTTTGGTTTGAATGAGATATAAACTTTTCCATAGATTGGTGGTGTGTTTTCTTCTCCACCCCAAACAGAAACTGTATCGATAGCAGGATAGTTTTGTTTCAATAGAACTTCAAAGTCTGAAGTTGTCACTGCACGATTTTGTGAACTATAATAATGTGGCGCATTGAATTTAATTGATTGAATTGTTTCTCTTTCAGCACCCGCCACTGCCGCAGTATTTGCATTGATAACAATTTGATTGTAACCAGAAATAGAACCAGTAGTAAAAGAGTTTGCTTTGTTAGCCGCATCTGCACTTGAAGAAACATAAGAAATAATGACAATGTTTCCGTTCGAAAGATTATTACCAATAACTCCATCACCAAACTTAATCTTATAGGTATCATCAAGTGAGCCTTCTAAGAAATACACTTTTGAATTGGCATTGATTTCTGTAGCATCGGTCGATATTGTATAAGTGTGTGAATCAGTATTAGATGAAGATGATTGAACTGTAACCAAAAGAGTTGAAGTGTCTACATTAACATCACTGATTAAAAACTCTCTCTTTGGATTTAAAGCAGTGTTATATCCATAATTCAATACCCTAGGAAATCCTTCTACAATTTCAATACCTTTAATATTGAACACTCCACAATCACGAATTGTGGTATATGATTTTGTTGTAACAAAGTTATAGTTTACACCATCGATTGATTCAGAGAAAAATTCTTGAAAACGAGGAATAGTTAATGTGCCAGCATTGTCTGTTGGAATGATACCAATATCAATTGTTGCAATTGCAGAACGGCGAGATACTGGAGTGTATCCAATATGTTTGGCATGTGATACTGTAGAATTTCTAACAACGGAACTATCCAAGAACATTTCATTGGCAACCATGTTCTGATAGTATGCATTGTAGTGAGTATTGTATGCTAGAATATCCAGCAATACGGAAATACTCGAACCTTCAAAATCATAGTCGGTAAATGCCGATTGATTACGAAGATAGTTTTTTAAATTGTTTCGAATAGAAACAAAATCTAATTCGGTTATAGTTAGTTTATCTGCCATTTATCGAATCCGTTCAAGCAGGAAGTCTGCTGTAATTGGGTTTGTTTTCATATCAATGAAAAATTCAATTCTAACATCATATGCATTATTATCTTCATTAGGAATAACATCAACTCTTCTAACTCTTGCACGAGGTTCAAAGTTAGCAATTGTTTGCTCAATCATTTTTTGAAGGTCAGATGCTGTAAAAACTGAAACAGGTTCAAACAACAATTTTCTGACATTAGAACCTAATTCTGGATTGAAAGGTCTTTCATAGTGATTAGTCAGAATTAAATTTCTGATTGCAAACGCTACAGCATTTTCATCTTTTTTAGTCACCAAGTCTTTTTTGACTGGATGAATGCCAAAATTTAAGTCTAAATCCGAATAAGTGTATGTAGCCATAGATATTATTTATGTCAACTTTTTCAGAAGAGTGTCAGTTCCTACTGTTTCCATGATGAACTTTCCACATGGGTCTTTCACAATAGCACCAATAGCCATTGCAAGAGCCGCAGATTTTAACTGCTCAATAGAGTTTTCAATAAATTGTGAATCTTTACTTATGATAGCATTCACGATTGTAGCAATTCCTGCAACAGTTGCTGTGATATCTGCAATTGTTGCAATACCTTTATCGATTTGGTCTAATATTTTTGCAATATCATTTGCAGCCGCATCGATATCATCACCAGAGAAAATACCAGTCATACCACCAACAATGTTGAGACAACCTTTAGCACCATCAATGACATTCACCATATCGTTCATCGATTTACCAATGCTTAAAACTTGTTCAAGTCCTGGCGCATCTATACCTGCACCTTTTAGAGTCCCTGATAATCTATTTGTGTGACCCAAAAAGTTGCTCATTGAAGTCTGCAAATTTCCTATTCCAGTGCCAGCCAAATATGCTGTGGCGGCACCAGAACTTATATTTGGATTTATTATCGCACCGGTAGAAATTGCAGTTAATATTGTTGTTAAAGAACTAACTTGACTAGTTACACCACTAATTGTATCAGTCAAAGGATTATTGAACAATGCCGCACGATTTTCTGTGACTGAACTAATCAAATCTTTAGACTGTGCAGTGAGACCAGACACTGGTGGCGCACCCTCAGGCAAATTACGCAATGCGGTGATTGCTAAAATCGCAGTTGTATCTAAACTAAAAGCCATGAATTACCCCGAAAAAACATTAGGTGAACCTGTCACCATTGTTGAACCACAATCAATTGCATCGCCGATTCTACAGAGAGGAATACCATTTGCAGAAACAGTGGATGATCCTCCAATTGCACTTCCTGTATGACTTGATGTGGCACTGTGAATATCCCAAGCATCACCCATTCTGTGTACAGGTATACCATTGACAAAAACATTCGTTGAACCACTCACACTTGGGCGTGGTGAATAGCTGTCATGTCCTGAACAACTATCACCCAATCTAACTACAGGCATTGACATTATCGTGTAGTTGTAAATGCATCGGCAGCCAATCTGGTTGCGATAGGTTTATCGAATTCTGGAGAGACTGTCCAATTTCTACCAATATAATCTACTGTCAATGTTTTAGGATCATCAAAAAGAAAATTAGATAGTTTCAATGTATTTCCTTGATTACCGCCAAGAACTCTAATGCGTCTTGTTGTTGGATCATATCCACGATAGAATCCCACATGTCCTTGTCCAGGTTTTGAATTAGATTTGAAAACTACTACATCATTAAATCTCCATAAACTAGGATCGTTGAGTGGTATGGAAGTTCCATATCCTTTGTATGCTCTTGAAGATAATGTTCCTATGGCAGGAAGACAATTTGTTTTTAATGCATAACCAGCAAAACCTGCACACCATGCCGTCTGGTCTGATGAATCAGTTTTCTGACCCACTGAACGATAGCAAGCCATGATTTTAGGATTACCTGGTCGACCTGGACCATTTTCAAGCCAACCACCAGCTTGCAATTCTCCATCAAGCCACGCACACAATCTTTTGTATTTTTCTTTAGGACTTTCACCAACAGCACAATCTGCTGGTGGAGTTGTCTCTTTCGGTTTGACAGGAATTTCTTTTCCTTCAGGAGTAGTCTTAGTTTCAGGAGGAACAGTACCAACACCAGCCAATTGTGGCGGAACATTTTTATCTTTTCTATTCTCTTCTATTCCTTTTTTCTGATTGTCAGTTAGTTCTCTTTGAACAGGCTCATCGGTGCGTTCAGCAATATTAAATGTTTTTGGGTCAGCATTATCTCTACCACTTCCTGGATTTAATTGCAATGTTGACCCTTGAATAGTTGTTGTAGAATCAGAATAGAATTTAGATTCTCCTTTTGCTTCCATCTTCAAAGTACCAGAAACATTAAAGTTAGCATCACCACCAACTTCAAGACAAAAGTTTCCTTTTGTTTTCATGTGAATACTTTTTTCAGCAGTAACATTACAATCACCAGCAACATAGATGTTGAAATCTCCCATTGATAAGTGATAGCTGGTTTTATTTGATTTCACAACAACATCACCATCAGGATGCATTTCAATGAATGTGCCTGTTCTGTGATAGATGTGAACTCTTTCAGCGCCTAAAGTATCATCTAATTCAAATACATGCCCAGACTTAGTTTCCATAACCATGTTATGTGGAAATTTTGCATTGTATTTTGTTGGTGGTTCTGAAAACGATCCACCACATGCAACAGGCACACTTTGAATCACGGCGTCCTTTTTAGGACCAACAATCCCTGGACCACGGCCACCGGCGGCACCAGTACCAGGTGGTCCACCACCAGTAACATAGTTACGAGCCAATCGTGAATTGGTTGGTTCATTTAGTTTCTTTGGACTTGGATTTGTTTCAGCCGCTGCCGCTTCTTTTATTTCAACAATTGTTTCTGGTGAGTCAAATATTGTATCAACATTTGATGTATTTGCAGTATCATCTTCAGACTCATCATCAGGAAGAGGATTCTTCTTAAAGAAAAAATCAAATAAACTTTGAACTAAAGCGAGACTTGATGCACCAGAAACACCACCAACAGTACCATATGGACTACCACCACCAGCAGGACTACCTGCACTTCCTGCGGCGGCATTGTTGGTTGATATTTTCTGAGATATTAATGGATTGTTCTGTAATATAGATGCTAATGAGATTGGAATAAATGTGCTATTATTCATTGCCGATGCATAGTTTGGCACCGAATTTTTTAAAATCAAAGCCGCAACTGTAGCACTAACATTAGGATTTGTTGATAAACTATTTGGGTTATTGACGATATCAATATTAATATTATCAACTCTGGCTAACTTTTGATATTTTATATAATCTTCTAAACCTGATATTGGCAACATACCACGAGATGAATAATCATTTGCAGTATCAGTAGATGGCGAAGTAGAATCCCAATTTGTTGCGGCACCGACAATGGCAATTAACGCACTTTTGGCAACTTTACTAGTCAAACCAATATCATCACAGGCATTGATAATTGCAGTAATGTTTGTTGGTGCTAAAACTGATGAATTTATGTTTTGAGAAACTCCAGAAATATCAACGCTTGTTGGCGGAACTCTTGGAATACTTTCATTAATTCTTTGAATAGCAGTATCAAGAACGATTGTAATATTTGCAATCAATGGATTGCCAAAACCATCACGAACAATTTCGCCACAATGGTCTCTCAAAAATCCTGTAGTGTTTGAGGTCGGCGCTGTATTAGCAACGATTGTGTATGGTTGAAAAAGAGTTGCCATTATTATTTCGCTGTTGTTTGTGTTTTAATAATCTCACTAGGTGGTCTAGGTCTGTCTGCTAATTTTGCAGGTGTTCTTGGGTCGTTGAAACCCTTACTTGAGTTTGCTGGTTGCTGAGGAATACCAGGAACAATACCAAGCATCATTGGGTACTGTGCATCTTCACCATCTGCGAAGAAACCAAAAACCATATCACCCTCTTCAGCCCTATTGTATGGACCCCAATCTAGTGAATGTATTGGATGTGCCCACGGCAAATCTGCTGTTGGCACTTCTGTTTTTTCTGCCGAATGATATCCTGCTACACGAACTCGGCAACGAAATAGTTGCAATGGGTCTTCGATATCTTCAACGACACCGAACCAAAATTTAATATCTTTCATTACTTAGGTATCTTTTTCAAGGAGTCTTTCACCAATTCAATAACACACACATGACTATCACGCTTCATTATATGCCTCACAGCAGTAATCAAATAATTTCCAGAATTCAAAACATCTTCGTCTTTTATAACTGGCGCCTTATTCAATGAAACTTCAGGTGCTATAAATTCAACAACAGCACCTGCTGTAAATTCCATACTTCCTGGAATCGTCAATGATAACTTCTGCATATTTAACCCACCTAAAAACATGGGTCTTTGAAGATACCATTTCTCAATATCATTAGGTTTTGGACCAGGACCATATGTTATCTTATCACAATCTTTTGTAGATAGTTGTAATGATTGAACACTTCTGGTTGGTGTAGATTTTGTTTTATCGAATGTGTCACTATGTGGATTTATTTTATTCAAATGTTTTGTGCTACCAAAAAATCCATTTGACTCTAAAGTTGTTTCTGCAATTACTTGTGTCAAAGGATTTACGGTGACTAATGTTGAACCTGCATATCCATTTGATACCAAATTTAAAACATCAAATGAATTTGAAAATCTATAATTCTCTCCACCATCAGATTCTTCTTCAGGTAAATTTGGTTTTGCTTTTGGTGCTAAAGCAGGTTCAGCAATTTTTTTGATTGTGGCATGTAATTTTCGTACAGCCTTTTTTTGCACCAAATTTTCTAATGATACAAAATTGAATCCCACGAATGTTTCAAAAAACAAATAAGTTGAGCCTGCACTCAGTGGAGATATCGCTCTCTTTGACAACCAATTGATTGCCTTAAATGGTGTCATAAATGGAATCACAATATCATAAATTCCTGCGGTAGGTTCAATATTCTTAACTTGAGCACCAAGTCTTTTTGCGGCAACATCATTTACCATATCACTTATTTTTTTACCAATATATGATTTAGAAAACATCTCAGTCTTGAACATTTCTTCACCGCAAAAATAAAGAATGTAATTTTCATTAGTGTCGCTTTGTTTCACTCGGTCACTCATTTTATAGATTCGATATTTTTTCTTGTATGTTGTTTTATGAGATGGTTTTGTAAATACAATTGAAATGGATTCATATCCGGCAAGAGGTAATTTATTAATCAAATTGTTACTGTCACTCAACAGAATATTGCCAGTTAATACATTGTTGTAGATATCTTCAAATATGTTTAACTCAAACAGAATACCTCTAACATCAATTTTGCGACCATTGCCTGCTATTAAAATACATTCATTCAATTCAAAGTCATATGAATTGACCATTCCATCAGTTGCCATATTAAGTGTTTTCCAATAAGTCTTCTAATTCTCTAATAATCTGACCAGTGTAGTCTTTCTTTAAAAGATAAATTGTTCGTTTCTCTTCGTTTAGATTTTCTTCATATTCATAAGAATAAACAACATTTCTTGTTGTGGTTTGTGTTACTACGGGTCCACCAGGCAAAGTTGCCTCAACAGGAACCATATTGACAAGAGTCGCATATTCAGTAGCATCACTTGGTAACACTGTTCGTGAAGACTCTCCAAATGTGGTACTTGTAGTTATGATTTTTTCATAATGATGAACTGTTGTTTTGGATAATTCAATGCTACCATATTTTGATTTAATGAATCTTTGGAAACTAATATAGTCTTTAGGCCAATCTAAAACTGGGTCTAGAATATTATTGAACAAAGTTATAAACCAATACAAATCGGCAGAGCCATAAAGTTTGTGTGCAATTATTTCTGGTCTGTCACCATCTTTAATTTGATACTTGTAAAAGATGTGAGTGTTTCTACGCAGAAAATCACGAAAATCAATTCTCTGATTATCATAGTATAGAGTAACTCTGGTAAAGATGTTACTGACAACATCTACAGTTTGCTCTTTTTGGTTTGCATTTAAATTGTAACCAATTAGAGGAAATTTTTCGAAATAAGCAATTGCCATTAGAATCCCTCTTTGACTTTTTCTTTGGTAATGAATTCCAACTCTTTGAATGACAGTTGCAAACGAATGTATACTGGCATACCATCTTTGAATGTTATATAACCATTAGGCGCATAATCGACATTCAATCTGTCTAAAGCACAACTTGCTATTCTTCCTATATTTTTATTAGAAAATCCAATATCAAAAGTTGCTGGTGGTACAAAGTAACGACCACTATATCCACCTAAGATTTCTGGTGCTGAGTGAAATTTTAATGAGCCAATAATATCGATAACATTTTTTGCTTCTTGAGATGATTTTGGTGCAAATGTAAAGTCGAATTGAAATGCTCTTAGTTTAGGTGAGACATACAAAACTTCAACTTGAGGGTTTACTGCATAACCAGTAAGACCCATAGCGATTTGTGTTTTGCCACCACCACCACCCATTGCCTCACCGATGGCTTCAGCGGCCGGTGGAAGTAGACTTGTTAATACTCCGCCCTTTTCTCCATTCTGTACATTATCAGTTTTTGAGAATGCGCCTGTGATACCTTGAGCCGCTTGAAGAGCAACACCAAGTTCTTGAGTCAAACTTACTTCTTGCCAATCTTGTGAAAAATCCCATGTCAGTGTGTCTGGCATATGCAATCTGATTGACTGAGTAATTCTATTTGTCTTTTGTCCTAAACTTAAAGCAGGAGAACCACCTTCGACTTTTTCACCATCACCACCACCTTTACTTCCTCCAATTTCAATGGCGGCAGCAACTCCTCGACCGGCTGCCGCTGCCGCAACTTGTCCATCACCCGTAACACCACGACTTCCAGTATATGCAGTTCCTGCACCAGCAGTGAATCTCGACTTACCTTGAATGTTTATGCCGATACTAAAGAAATGAGAGTTACCACCACTACCCAAATCAGCAGGATAAGTTTTACTTTCAAAAGCAAAAGGTTGCTCCTCAATCGGAGATGCTGGACCTGAGGCTGTAGTTGGTTCAGTTGCCATTTTTGTGTTCTATTAGTAGATATATAAAAGATGAATGATAAACTATTTATATGGCATACAGAGGCAGATTCTACCCAAAACATCCTTTAAAGTATAAAGGTGACCCAAACAAAATCGTCTATCGTTCTTCATGGGAAGTTCGAGTGATGAAGTATTTGGATGAGAATGATGGTGTTGTCTGGTGGGCAAGTGAGGAAATGAATGTTAAGTACATCTCACCTGTTGATGGTCGTGTGCATAGATACTTTCCTGACTTTGTTGTTAAGGTAAGAAGGAAAGATAACTCTTCTACAATCTTCATGCTTGAAGTTAAACCTGAAGCACAGACTAAGTTAAGACAACCTAAAAGAGTCACTAAACAATACATTAATGAAGCGGCAACATACGCTGTTAATCAAGCTAAGTGGAAATATGCTGAAGAGTTCTGTAAAGACCATGGATGGGTATTCAGAGTGGTAACAGAGAAGGACTTAGGAATCTAATTAACTTCAAACCGGACACAGTTACTTATAAGATGGGTATCAGTCAGACCAGGCAATGATGTTATCAATGTGGTTACAATGTGAGTATAAATAGTCTTATGGCATATCTAATTGACAGAATAAATCAACAACTAGCAAAAGAGGGTATCAAACCAAGAACTGATGCCGCTCGGGCATGGTTACGCCAAGAGGTCGCTAATCTGAATCCTAATCGTTCAGCAATGATGCGAGACCGTGAAAAGTTGCGTAATAGAACAATGATTGGTAGAATGTACTTTTATTTTTACGACCCTAAACATAAAGCTACACTACCATACTACGATAGATTTCCTCTTGTTCTACCAGTTGAAAGATATGCCGATGGATTCTTGGGATTGAATCTTCATTACATTCACCCAAAACAACGAATCATTTTACTTGACAAATTGAGTGACTTTGCCACAAATTCAAAATACGATGAGACTACTAGATTACGATTGACATATGCCACATTGGCAAGTGCAACAAAAGCCTTTGAGGCTACACCGTGTATTAAGAGATATTTGTTTAATCATGTTGAAAGTAGATTTTTAGAAATTACAGCAGACAAATGGGACATTGCCGCTCTATTACCATTCGAATACTTTGTTGGTGCAAGCAAGAATAAAGTATTCAAAGACTCAAGGACAAAATTTTAATGTTATCAGAATTCTTAGCAGATATAAATTCAAAAAGTTACTCAAAGGCCAGTCACTTTGATGTTAGGTTTCAATTGCCGGGAGCACTTACATCTGGTGCTGGCCAAGGTGGCAGTGCATTAATAACAAATAGAGATATTGCAATTCGATGCGAATCTGCTGATTTGCCAGGAAGACAATTAGTTACCATAGACAACAAAGTTTATGGACCAATTTATAAAACTGCCTATCAATCTCTTTTCACTGATTTGAATTTAACTTTTTTAGAAACTAAAGATATGGATTTCAGATATGCTTTTGAGCGATGGATGGAATATATTCATCCAACTCTTGGAAGTAACGATGTTGAATACTATGATAGTTACACTGTGCCTATGACTATCACTCAATATGATATAGTTGGTGATATGGATATTAGAAGATATAAAGGTAAATTAGTAGGCACCAAATATAAGAAGACTTTAACATATAACATTATTGAAGCATTCCCAGTAAATATTAATCAATTGACTGGTTCATGGTCGGATGATGGTTTTCATAAATTACAAGTGTCTTTTGCATATCGAAGACATGGAATAGTTCAAGAAAAAGTACCAGGTTTCCAAAACAGAATACCACCAGCACCAGTTACTTCAGCACCTATAGCAGGAAGTGGAGCGGCAGGAAAACCACCAATCTTAGCATTCAATTTTCAAGGATTTCAACTTAATCGAAATATTGAAGATATTACTTAATTATAAACTGAAATGAGGAGACTTTAAACTATGGCTTTACCAAAAATTGATGTGCCTATATTTGAGATGACTTTGCCTTCAACAGCCAAGTCAATCAGATATAGACCTTTTCTAGTAAAAGAAGAGAAAATATTATTGATTGCAATGCAATCCAAAGAATCGAGTGTGATGATTGAAGCAGTAAAACAAATCATCAGTAACTGCGTTGTTGATGATATCGATGTCGATGATTTATCATTGTTCGATATTGAATATCTGTTTTTAAATCTTCGTGCGAGGTCAATTGGAGAAAAAGTAGATTTGAGATATCGATGCAATAATATTGTGAATGAAGAAAGGTGTGATTTTGTTTCTGAGTATCAAGTAGACTTGTTGGCTATCAGACCAAAATTCACTGAAGGTCATACGAATAAAATTCAGTTGACTGACAAGATTGGTGTGTTACTCACATATCCAAAATTCACAACATTCTCAAAAGCAACCAAATTAGAAACTAATGATGAGACTGCTTTCGATATTGTTTTAGATTCTATTGAAGCGGTCTATGATGATGAAGAAGTATATTATGCAAAAGATACGAGC